CCTATTACGGCAATGTGAGGATATTACTATCTATCAATACAGTTTCGCAAATGTAGATCTTTTGTTAGACATTCCTAATTTGGCTGGAGAATACAAACGCCTTGATGTTCGAGGTTTTGGTACAGGTGAGAACCTTATCAATCTTGCTCGAAGGGCACCTATTGCCAACACCCAATTTGGTGCTTATGGTGATATGGTTGTATCTATGCAGCGTATTAAGGCAGGTGATCTAGCCTTCCCAGTCTTAATGAATGCTCCCGAGAATAAAGTCTTGCAAAATTACGCAAATGACTTTCAATCTCAAGCAGATAAAGATGGCCAACTAATCTATCCTATCCAAGGTATCATCCGAGATAACATGGGCAAGGATGAGGCTATTATGACCAATGGAGTTATCTTAGCAATTCCCGCACTATCCCGAGGACAGAACATGAATGTTGTGACTTGGGTTATTAGCTTTGAGAAAACCATTATCATACGTGAAGATGGTGCAGACTTAGTTAAACTAGGCGAATAAAAATAAGGTAGCCTGCTTAGGTGGGCTACCTACAATTGGAGAATACAATGAAAGATTATTCAGCAACACTTACAGATGGCCGCAAGATCTACATACCTAGTTGGCCGGTAAATGTAGCATTAGAAAACTTAACACAAGCTGGTAAGTGCTTAGGCTCAGACCACTTAATTAATATCTCATACTTAAATATTCCATCTGTAATCTTAGCTCTTATGGAGTGTGAAGACCACATCCTTACCTCTGCACTTGTACGGCACTTTATATGCCAAGCTAGGGTAGATGGAAGTAAGATCTCGACGGATACAATTGATGAAATGTTTCAAGGAGACTTACACGGAGTAGCAGAGTTGTTTGCTCATGTAGTCCATAGCCAGTATGCAGATTTTTTCGAATTAGGTTTAGCAAAGGAAAGCTCCCCAGAAGAGTAATCTCAGGAGAGGATACCCCAACAATGCCAGTAGACTATAGTGAAGTCTACCCAGAGCTTAATGGGTATCTGGTAAAACCTTTGCTAGTAAACCCTCCACTATGCACACTAAAAGAGTTGCAAGATGGTACATATACCATAAGTGACTTAGAAATGCTACACCAGATTATTGAGATCAAAGAATACTCTAAACCTACACCTCCACCCTTGACTGGGCTAGGAGGCCCAAATTAAGGAATAAGTATGGACGAGTACAATGAGTATGGCGAATACCAAGGAGAGTTTAGTGATGGTTTCGAGATAAGTGAAGATCCATTAGGAAACCTCCCAGATGAGAATGACGCTGCAGCCCAATACCTAGCTGGGAATAGTGTGGATGGGGAAGAGCCTTCCTCACCTAGTGAGCTATATGGAGCAATGGTTGCAGCAGACTTGCAACTACTAAGAATTGATGGAGTATCATACGGCACTCAGGCTGGACTTAAAGAGCTTCTATCTGGTAATCAGATACCTGGTGTAAGTTCGATAGATGCAGCAGCAGCAGTAGAGGAATTTGCCTCAGTAATTGAGATGAATCCAAAAGAGTTTGCTAAAAGAATTAAGATTGATAAGGCAGTTACTCCATCTAAGAACCCCCAAGATATTAAAGCTATGCTGTCCATGTTGCAAAATACATCTGGAGAGTACCTAGAGAGAGGGCCAGGAAAGACTTTGCCCGGTAATATCTTTGATGCAGACAAGCAGGCGAAAGCAGACGAAGACTTAGCCAGAGCATCAGTATTACTTGAGAGTATTTCTGATAAGTACATTCATAGCAATACTAGGGGAACAAGGGCAGAAGAGCCACTAAGGGAAGCTGTCAAGCATGAGATCTCTACAAGGCTACTTGAAGGTGCATTTTGGGATGGCTCCAAAGCTATCGCACCATTACCTAATGAATTAAACACATTAGGATTAGTTCCAACCCAAGGTATATACTCTAGTGGGCAAGGTACACCATACGACAGGCTAACTGGCTCTGTGTTTGATGACTTGTACCAGAAAGAGGATGGCAGGTTTGTAAGGGATGAGCGAGGTTGGAAAGTCTTTAAGGAGAGTGTTAGTGAGGAAGAGCGAGTTGAAGCTCTAAGATCTATCCCTTCACTGAATAACTCCCTATTCCCTAAACCAAGACCTAGAGGAAAGGGAGAGATCCCATTCACCAAAGAAGAGAAGGAGCATCAAGCCAGAACTCAAAAGTTCCTTGGTGATACTTTTCAACATGAAGTAGAAGAGCTTAGAAAGATTCTTGTAAAAGAGGCACCAACTACTTACGACGAGACAGTCGGACAAGGTAATAGGTCAGGTTTTGCAAGGCCTAGGGATGAACAAGATGCAACCCAAAATCTACTTAATGAGGCAGCTATCCTTGACATAGAGAGGGATTCTAGTGTTGATGGAGATAAAGTAGGTGTCACCCATAAAAGCACTGGTGAGATTGATGGACAACAAGCATTCTCAACAAGGGAAGGTAGAGGCTCTGACAGAGATGGAATGTACAGTGCCACACAACTATCTGATCGAGATATCTTCCTGGAGAAAGCTAGGGAAGGAAAGGTTGAGGCAGAGGTAGAGGAGCTAGATCCAGAAGCCAGAAGAGTGGCACTTAAAGATGTAACAGACCTAGAGATAGAACTTGCGAAGATTGAATCTCTAAATAGGCCAAGCCAAGATACTGAAGAAAAGGCTTGGTTGAAGTTGAGGGAGAATAAGATAACAGCCTCCACAGCCAGTATCTTATCTAAGGAAAATGGAGTAGAAGAGACAGCTCTTAGACTGGCAAGTGAAAGACTTGGCCATGGAAAGAAGTGGGCAGGCAACGCCCATACAGTAGATGGCAAGAGAGGTGAGAAGTTAGCTGTATCTAAGTTCCTATCTGGGCCAGGAAAAGGCCTTACCATGACAGAGGGATTCTTCGAAGAAGGAGAGGGAGAATTAGAAGGGTTTGGCGTATCTCCTGACGGAAGGTTATACAATGAAGAGGGCAAGAGCGAGGGACTACTTGAAGTTAAATTTCTCTCCTCTAGTACTGTAGAAGATGCACTCAATACATACCATGACCAAATGCAAATGCAGATGCTTGTCACAGGAGAAGAGCAAGTACACTTCTATGCATTGGATAAACATAAGAGGGATGGATACCACAAAGTAGTTAAGGCAGATCCCAAGATTCAAGCAAAACTTAAGAAAGCTGGACTAGCTGCCTTAGAAATTGCAAACCCATTAGACCAGAGGGGGCTACAAGCTTTGCGAGACACACTAGAGTTTAAGGGATTAGGCAGTAACACTCCACCACCCAACAAAGGTCAGACAACATCTTTTAAGAAACCAGAAGATGAGTCAATTGAGGCAGCCACTACCTTTGATCCAAACATGGTAGGGCCACCTCCTAAATCATCTTCCTTAGATAACAGGCCAAGAAGTAGAGAAGACATAGAAGGACTTGAGGATATTGAGGAAGCCATCTCAGAGGGAATGGGAGAGGGTCAGTTTAAGAAACTTAAGGAATCTCAAGGAGAGAAGAGAGCAAGAAGGGAGGAGGAAGCTGCAGCAAAAGAGGCTGCAGAGTCTATCCGAGAATTGGGTAATGCAGCAGAAGGAGCAGCTAGATTACTTACAGAGGTAGGCAAGATAGTTACTGGTGGCAATGAAGATGCCATTGATATCATGTCTAAGTCCAAGAAAGCTGGGTTTGATTCTGTTGAGAATTATGTTGGAGTCAGGCGAGAGTTAGTTCGTGGGCTAGTGCCTGAGGCTAAAGTGGACTCTGTAATACAAAATGCTGCAGATAGGAATATACTCTTTAGCGATGCTGGATCTGCAGTAGCTGAACAACTAAGGTTAGAGAGTATGAAAGGTCAGGCTATTGACCTTCCATCTATCTTAAATATGGATCTTGCAAGTATCAACCAAAACATGGCAATGACTGTGCAAGAAAGGATTGCATATCAGGCAGAGGTAATTCAAAGCCAGCCTGAGGGTAAAGCTAGGGCTTACGCTGCAAGCATGTTTAATGCAGGAGATATGGCAGGTATTAAAGTAGACCCTATCTCAATTGAAGAAGCCTATGCAGAGAATGTTATCAATGAGGAAAGACAGTACGAGACCCTGCAAGGTGGACAAACTATTGAGGAACTTAGGAAAGAAGCTACCTGGACTCTTGGTGAAGTTGGAGAGACTGGTGGTGCAATTGCTAAGGGACTAGGTGTAGCTGCAGGTGCCGCTATGATGTATGGCCCAAGCAAGAAACTAGTCAAATCAGTGTTTGGAAAGGGAGGCCCAAAGTCTGGCAATGCACTTAAGGGAGCTAGGAGCATGTTGCAAAAGACTTCAGGTAAGGTATCTAGTATTAGTAAAGTAGCTGGAGGGAAAGTCTTACCAATTGTAGCTGGTGCAGGTTCGGCTGCTGCAACTGGATCGGTGGTAGCTGGAAGTAGAGCTGCCGCTGCAGTTAAGACCTTAGGCTCTGTTGCCTCAGCAAACCCAGTAGCTGCAGCTTCAACAATTGTACCTGCTGCAGTAAGAGCTGCTGCTGGCATTGAAGATGATGATTCGTTATCTGATAGTGCAATGGATGTACTTGAGTTCACTGCTTGGGGTGCAGCTGCAGGGTCAGTTATACCTGGAGTTGGGACATTGGTAGGTGCTGGAGTTGGTTTGGCTGCAGGCTTAACTAACGAAGCTTTCGAGTACTTTTCAGAACCAGACCCAGTACCAGACAACAAACTAGGCCCAATCAACAACATAAGCGACCCTAAGGCAATGCCAACACCGGTCATAAACAATATTGAAGTAAATACATCTGTGAGTAAAGACGGAGTGTCTACGGAAGTAACAGAAAATGGAGACCAGATCTACCTTGAAGAAGGTGCTGCAAATGGTTTCTCTAACTAGGAGGCAAACATGCAAGAACATTTTGGTCAAGAAGTTACATTGATTGTACATGATTTAAGCGGAGACAGGATTGTTCTTGATGCCTCCGGGCTGAGGGTGGATTTTGATGTTAGACTTATAGATGGGTTTAGTAGGGCAACCTTTACCATATACAACCTGGCAGAGGCATCAATAAGAGACATATCAAATGGCGAGAACTACGTCACAGTAAATACTAAGCTTCATGGCAAAAATGAGTTCACTGTGGCGAATAGCTTTTATATTAGTAATGTCTTAGAAGAGCGGAAGTTACCTAATAGTGTAACTACATTATACTGCCTAGACTCAATGAAAAGGCAATTTTTAGAGTCTCAAATAGATATTAGTGTAAAATTACCAACACTTAGGAGGGAGATGAGGCAAGCTTGTGAGAAAGCGGGGATGGATAGTGAGATACGATATCACTCATTCCCATTTGGCAAGGTAGATCAAGAGTCCCCAAGGAAAGTACCTACTCCAGCGCAAGGTAGTTTGCAATCTGTTATTAGGAAACTGCAAGGTACGTACAAGTTCAAGCTCTATACTGCAGCAGATGGTGGGCTGGATTGCATGTACTTACCTACCTTAGACGAGCTTAAGTCTACATACCTTAATACCCGGAATGCCACAGTGAAGTTAGATGTAGTTAATATGAAGTCTAACCCAAAAATTGGGCCAGGATCACTGTTAATCACCTCTAACTTAGATGGAAACATTAGGCCCACCTCAATCCTAGATATCTCAGACCTATTTAAGATCCCTGTGATCGGGACTAGTGTGGATGAGGAGAGCCTACAGCTTATAAAGACTTTCCTGAAAGATACTATATCAGGATTTACTAAGTACCAAACAGTAGCTGTGAGGCACACTGGATCAAACTTTACAGCAGAATGGAAGACAGTAGCAACTGCAACTTCCCCTTCAGAAGGTAAGAGAATGTCTCCACTAAGTTGGCAAAGAGGTACATGAAATGGCAAAAGCCACACCAGCTAGGATTAAGTATTACATAGATGAGACTGAGCAAGACATTAGATTTCACTCAGTCATCTCTGAGGCACATCAAGCTAAGTCAGAAGTAACGAAATACCCAGTGCAAACTGGCTTTCAAGTAAGTAATCATGCCATTAGGCAGAATAGAGTAATAGTAATAGAGGCTATGATCTCCAACCACCTAATTGCAGGTGGCAAGACTTCTTATCAATACTCAGTAAGTGACAATAATAAAACTATCTTTAAGGCGCTAAATGACTTAGTTAACTTAAAGATACGAACTAAAGTACTAACCAATCTTGGAGAGTATAATCCAGTAGTATTTACAAGCTTTAAAACTAAGCAAGAGGCTGGATTAGTAGACTCTATGAAGCTAATCCTCATCGGGGAAGAGCTACAGGTTGCTGAGGTAGTAAATAAATCTGCACCAACTCCACTTAGTTGGAAGAAAGTGCCTAATCAATTGCTTCCTGCTAAGAAAGAGGCAATAGAAGCCACAGGGATAAGCCTTGGTATAGGGGCAGTTCTGGAAGAGGCCTTAGTCAGTATGGGTCGATCTTTCTCTATAGGCAGTATTAATAATGTCGGGGATGCAGTAAAGGTAGTTTATGAGGCAGTTGGATATGATGATACAACTGGATCTCACACTTACGCTGTGCATACCGATGACATTGGCCTATTTGATAAGGTGAAAGAGCTTGGTTCAGAGGCATTGGACACAGTTGCAGCATCGGTCAAGGCAGGTGCCTACCCACTTAGCAAATGCCTATTTAAGGGTGCCGCTGACATAGCAGAATCAGCAGCTCTTGATAAAGTGGACACAGCTATGGGGAAGCTTGTGCAATCCTCATACGGGGCACTGTATGGCCTTACAAAAATGTCAAGTAATGATGTGGGGCAAAGCCTAATTGGAATGTCGGCAGGTTGTATGGTGAGGACTGCCACAGACTTTAAAGATAACTTTCCATTCCAACCTGGCGAGTCACTACCAACACCACAAGATATGATCAGAGGTGCAGCTAGTATCGGAAGAAAACTGGCGGGAGTCCCAGATGAGAATGATGCAGAAACCACTAAACTAGCCCTACTAACTAGGGTTACTTATCCAAAATAGGAGTTAATATGGAGTTCGAGGATTATAACTTCAATTTGCCGGGGAGGATTGTTGAGTACTTCCCAGAAGATCAAACAGCCACAGTAAGAATATGTGCAGAAAGAAACTACGACTCCTCCACAGAATTAGGTGCAAGCAGGGAGAGGGGATTGCTACAAGGTGTCCCAGTTCATACTCCCTCTGGTGGTGGTTGGTCGATGACCATGCCAATAAAGGCAGGAGATACTTGCATACTATTCTTCAGTCAAATTGGCTATGACCATTGGTTGTTTGAAGATAAAGATACAGCAGGCCTATTTCAAGGTAATCCAATGTTCTGGACTGATCGAAAGTTCAGCTTACAAGATGGATATGCCTTAGTTGGACTAAACACTATGCAAAGGGTAGTGAAGAATTACTCTCCTGTCCATTCACAGTGGAGGGATGAAGAAGCTACACAATTAATTAGCCTAAACTCTGATGGATCAATTGACGTAAATAGTCTAAGTAAAGTAACTGTAACAGCACCAGAGATTAAGGTTATGGCATCTGTTAATGTAACAATTGACTCCCCAATAACAGAGATTATGGGCATATTAGATGTACATGGAGAAACTACTATCTATGCAAACCACACAGTACTTGGCCTTCACACTGCCACGGTAGATTGTATCGGTGGAGGAATTAGCTTGAAGAAACATACACATGTCTCGGGCGTACCAGGGTCACCTACGAGTTCGCCATCATGAGTACTTACATGGCATTGGACAAACAGTCCTACGACATTATCTTCCAAGAAGGTGGAGGAATTGCTCGGGTGGATAAGGGTAGGTTTGTGGTGCAACAAGTGTCCAGCAAACTAAAAACAGAATTAGGAGAGTGGCTATTAGATCCTAGCGTTGGCTGGGTAGGTTTAGGTGATTTTGAGAAGAACTTTGACCTATTTGATATAGAGGATAGAGCAAAATCTATTACACTAAATACGGATGGAGTATTATCTGTAAGTCATATAGGGGCCACTTATGAAGGTAGATACCTAAAGATTGATATGGTAGCACAAACAATCTATGGCGAGATAGATTTAACAATACCTTGGGGTATAGTATAATGACAGGATTAACAGATGAAGGGTTTCTGGCCCTATCACATGAGGAAATAAAAGAAAGAATTAGGTCTAGGATCGAAGTTCTAAACCCTGGATTTGATTTTAGTCCAGAGTCTCCAGATGGAATGAATATTGAGATTTTTGGCTATGAGTTGTCACAGCTTTGGCATCAATTAAGCTTAGTATATTACTCAGGAGATCCTAGAGTAGCAACAGGGCAAGGTCTAAGAAACATTGGACTGATCTCTGGTGTACTTATGGACAATGCAGACAGAAGTCACGCGATAATAGCCTTAGAGGGTGTGGCAGGAACAATTGTACCTAGTGGAAGTATGGTCTCAGATGTATTTGGCAATGAATTCGTTACTGAGTTTGAGGCTGTTATTCCATCCAACGTCAATGCAATTGCTAAGGTAGCTGGATTGATCCCAGTTGAGGCTGGTACATTGATTACGATCGAGACTCCAGTGGCAGGGTGGGACTCTATCAGTCAACCCAAAGACGGTATCATAGGTACTGAATTTGAAACAGAGCAACACTTTCGCAATAAACGAACTAGATCTGTTATGATCTCTTCAGAAAGTGTAGTAGATGCCTTAAGAGGAAAACTGATAGGTATTGGGTTAGATCAAGTCAATATAGCTGTCAACGACACTGTAGGGTCTACGCTAGATGATGGAACACCACCTGGGAATATCCATGTGATAGTGACAGACTCGGTGGTAAGTGACTTATTAATTGCAGAGACAATCTCAAGGTATAAGAGCTTAGGGACGCCTACCTATGGCTCTACTGGCGTAACAATAACAGACTCTCAAGACCACCCACATCTGATTAACTTCAGTAGGTCAACAGCAGTTCACGCAGAAATTCAATTAGATGTAACATTCCTATCTGAAGATTCCTCAGGTGCCGTAGATAGTATTAGAGCAGGCCTTGCAACTTTTGTAAATGGCCTTATCTCAGGTGAGGATGTAGTCTGGTCAAGAATGTTTAGTATCATCACACCACACGGTAAAGCTCAGGTGAACTCATTGTATATCGGAGTTCGAGGCTCTACACTAGGTGCAAGCAACATTACCATCCCTAATGGGCAGTTTGCTAATATTGATCCAGATGACATCACCATTACAACTACTTAGGAGGTATTATGCCAGTATTTAAGGAGAAAGACCTAGATAGTGTGGTGGATAAGAACAAAGGATCTGAGGTGTACGATTGTATGCTGCTTAGGCAGTATATTAACAGTACCAACTTACGCGCATACTCAGATGCATTCTTAGTTGAATTTGATGCTCTATTTGAGCAAATGGAACGAGTGTACTTAGGTAGATTCCTAGAGTATGCAAAGGGAGAGCAACTAACTACACTAGGACATGTAGTAGGGGTCAGTAGAGAACTGACACTTGAAGAACTAAACTTTGGTTTTGAGTTAACATCTCTATCAGGAACATTTACCACCACTGGAGATTCTAGTTTAGGTGAGAAATTCCTATCCTTAAATCCCGAGATCGTACAATTAAGCGACAGTGTGTTTAGGAGAGTGGTTAGGGCCAAAGCATTGTGCAATGGAGCACAGTTCCATAATATCGAGTTTATGTATAATGTTATCTCAATATTAATAGGTAGGATACCTACTGTATTTAGGTTAGAACATGACATAAATGTCCCAAATGAAGATCAGTTTGGATTCCTTGACTCAGCAAATTCAAGTACTTTTGGGTCTATTGGAGATATAAGCTTAGGTGGTGTCTGGGAGTCCCTAAACCCTACCTTCAGCTACTCAACAGACATTAGAAATAACATCATACTTACCTTAGAGAGGAGTGAGTCACCAACAGAAACACTTAGCCTCATAAACGTAATGAAGAAGTACTTCCTACCAGTAGGGTACAAACTAGAATTTAACTTAATTTAGGAAAGATCATGGCGAAAAGAATACTTCCAACATGGGCAGAAACTAACACAACTGTCTCTAATGGAGATCCTAATTTGGCACCACCTGGATCTACCTTACAAACTCTTGGTTGGGGAATTGTAAAACCCGTAGTCCAACATATGAATTGGATGCTCAATAGTCTAGGCCATTTTATTAAGGCCAACAACACAGTACAAGTAAAGTCCTCTGGCTATGAAGCAGAGGCAGGAGAAAATATCTTAATTGACAACCTTGCTGGGAGTGGTGCAGGTCTATTGCCTAGCCAACCAACTGATAGGCAAAAGGTATCTTTCGGGGGTGTTGGCCCATACTCTATCCATCCAGTAGTTGTCTCTGGTAACGGAAATGACATTATGTCTCCCGGTACTACAGATGTGGAATTGGATATGGATGGACGATCAATCGAATTTGTGTGGGATGAAACTACCACACTATGGCATATTAACTTAGGCAATCTCAAAGGAGAAGTTTAATGACTACATCAAAAGCATCTGATTACTTTAAGCTAGGAACAGCTGGACTGAGCATAGTAAGCCCTCCAGAGAACAAAACTCCAAGTGATGGGGATATCATAGGCACACAGAAGCCACTCCTAGAGTCAGAAGGCTACAAAAGCTTATACGGAATGAAACAACTTGCTGCAGAGTTTATCGTATATGACTCCACTGGCCAGAATATTATACAGCAATCAGGTATCCTCACTCCAACTGATGGAAACCCTATTAATAGTTGGGAAGTCCCTGCACCTCTGCCAATGTCATCCAATTACATGTGGAACCATAAGTTTCGCTCTGTGGATGGTGAGGCATACTCAGAATCACCACTGACTTCATTTAGTGTTCCTTCAGCAACAATTGTGGCCCCAGTAATCTTAACGCCAGTTGACACAGACGTTACAGACTCGAACAATATTGTTGTAGAGACAACTCCATTTGCAGTACTGGGTGGAACTCAAACACATACTGAAACAACTATTGAGGTTGCCACAGACGTAGGGTTTACTAATATTGACCAAACAATTGTGCAGAACTCTGGAGATCTAATTAGTATTCCAGTGAGCCTAACTAACTCTGGGACTAGTTACTATCTTCGAGCTAAACACAAAGGAAATGTCACTAACTACAGTGGCTGGTCAGATGTAGTGGGCATCACATCTGCTGCGGATTTTGTGTTTGCACCAGTCATTACTTACCCAAGATACTCTGCAGACGTACAAGAAAGTATGATAGCTTCCAGTGCACCATTCGCAGCAAATGGCGTAGCACAAGTACACTTAGCATCAATCTGGGAAGTATATAAGAATGCTGAACTAACAGAGCTGGTTTGGTCTTCAGGTGTATCTAACACAGACTTAACCTCTGCCCAAGTGATTAACCTAAAAGAGGCTAGCACCTATTTCTTAAGAAAGAAAGATGTAGGGAGCGTAACTGGCGAGTCTGATTGGTCAGAGACCACGATCTTCTACACAGCAGGAGAATTCCATGACTGGTCGTTGTGGGATGGTAGTGCTGATGGACTAGAGATGTTATCCACAAAAAGTACTAATAATATCTATGGATTAATTAAGATGACAGAGGGCAAGTATTTAGCCCTTGGAGCCAGTAACAACTCTAATGGAAATATTAAAAGCATGGATGCT